ATAATAATATCATCTAATATCGCATAAATCATTGGATTAGCCCATAACAACCAGTCATCCTTTTTGTAATAATAGAATGCTACGTCGTCAGGACTTAATGGGATTTTCCGATCCCCCTCATGGAGCCTCTTCTGCAAATCGTTAGGCAGTGTCTTAAATATTGTTTGGTTTTTGGTTGAGTTTTTAACTAATGACTCATAAGTCATCTTAGACATATTCAAAACAAATTCAGGTTTACCAACAACTTGACCACCATAATCCTGAATATCAACCGCTAAAGGATTTAAGAAATCATACATCCAAGGCACTTCTCTTTTATTTACCTTAATATTTTTTATAACAAGATCTTGTCCAGCAGTTCTTCTTAACTCTTTTTCTTTCTGAGGATTTAATTTAGCGTTTCTTCTCTTTACTACAACATTACCACAACGATACAAATAATTCAAAAACCTTTCAGATCTATCAGTACCATTAACCTGTAGGAACCACTTACGATAAAACTTCTCAACATTTTTATTTGGATGAACAATAGTTAAGCCCTGTGCAGCAAAGTCACTCATTAAATCAATCACATTTCTCACGATGCCGACTTTATCGTAAGCCTGCATACACATCTTCATAATGCGTTTTTGATAATTAGATACCGACTCACCAGGACGGAAATTATCATAATCTTCTCGGAGAAATCCAGTTCTTACAGAACGATTAGGCTCGATATCAATATAGCTAGTCCTACGACCATAAGCAACGGCTTTTTGAATTCCATCATAAGCCTCTACATTATCTGAAGTGGCCGCATACGCTTGTTCTTTTTGTGAATCACTGTCCCATGTTTTATATAAGGAATCGGACATTTATATTGTTCTCCAAGTAATAGTATTGGTAATAGCACTGTCAATTAGATTATACACAATCAATAAATATTTTGCATTTTTTCAGTAAACCAAGAGGGACCATAAAACATCTTGTCGTCATCTGGTTTTCTTTCGCCCTCTGAAACAGCAAAGCCTCCAATAGCACCGTACTCTATAATCTCTTTTTCAACTGACAAAGCCCTAGCAGACATATTTGCCATAATCAAAGAGGAGTAACGGTCTTTTCTTAATCTACTTTTCTTTCCTGCTGCAACTTTTACTTCTGGTGTATCCCATCGCTCACGACCAGTTGATGTTTGTGTCATAACGATCATAGATAATTCATCTTTTAATTCTTCAATCTCCATAACACAATCTTCTAATGTGTCATACTTTCTACCAGCAGCTTTATCTTCTTCAATAGATAATCCAATACTAGCAGAATCGAAAAATGGTAAAAGCATAACTTTGTCTTCGAAGTCTTTTCTTAAACCATGATTAGCTTCAGCTAACCAATCAGCTCTAGCAAACTGACAAAGCTTAAGTATGTGTAGTCCAGACTTATCGTCAGTATCTTTCTCCTTGTCCTCTATAGTGGGCCATATAGCGACTTCACCCTCTCCTATCTTGTCCTTATCGTGTAAAGCTTCCATGACCGCTATACCGCCCCCCTGAGCGTCTAGGGCGATCTCCATACAAGGGAACACTTTCATTAGTTGTCTAATTTTTTTAGCACAGTAAGAATAAAAGTCGTCCTCATCCACAAGCTTAGATTTTAACTTATCTTTATGCTGTTGGCGATTAGTAGTCCAACAATGTACAATTCTTCTATGGTCTTTATGTACCTCAATAACAACAATACTAAAGTTGTCAACTTCAGATGCTGGGTCCACACCGAAGATATAATGCTTATCAGGTGATCCTTTAAGTTGTGCTTCAAACGTAACTTCGCCAGAGGGCAGCGAGATTGGCTTGTCAGGCGATGCAATACAGGATTCGAGTAAACTCCTCTTAAAGAATCCTTGGCTATCTGTGGTGAAACAGGCCCCATATTCCATGTTGTAGATACCAGAGTGAATCGTTGCCTTAGCTCGTGCAATTTGACCCTCGTCCATAAAACCGTCTGGTAACTGGTCTACTGGCATTCTAATAACAGAATATTCACTCCAGTCAAAATCATCAGGCACAGCACCACCAAACACTTCTTGTAATTTATATCTTTCTCCACCACTTTTAACAATTTTGACATACCTCTTCCAGTAATCGGAAAAATGATTGAAATCATAGTATGCCGTGCCAGATAAAATAATTTGGTTTGATTTTTGTATACTTTCATTACCAGCACCAGAGTTTAAATCTAGCCCAAGTTCTTTAGCTTTCTTATTTTTTGCTTTTTGTTTTACCTTCTCAATAGGAGATGCAGCGACAGCAGCAAAACCAGCAACAACATTTTCAAAGATATCACGAGGTATAGAAGCAAATTCATCAGCAATAATATCATTCGCACGTTGACCACGGATCTTACTGCCATCACCTAAAGGTAGACAGGTAATTGTACTTTGACCAATATGCATAACACATCTATCTACATCTCTTCTTGGCCCACTATTACTGCCACATAAATCTCTTAAAATTGGTGCATTTTTCCAAATAGTGTCCATATATTCAAACAAGACTTTAGACTGGCGGAATGCAGCACCTACAACAATGATTTTTCGTCTAGGCATAAACAAAGCCCTCAGTAATGGATATACTGAGAGCAAGAAAGATTTACCCATACCACGACTACCAATCAACATTGGAAACTTCCTGTTCCACATCTCATAAAGAATCAGAGCTTGAAATGGAGAAAGTTCAATATTTAGTATATACTTACAGGCAAATGAGAAATATTCTGGCCGCATCATTAACCATGCGATGCGTTCCAGTAATTTGTCCTTATCCTCATCGTCAAATACAAAGTCCATAGGATTAAATAGAGTACTCTCCTCTACTTCAATCCCTAGCCATGCATCATTTAGTTTTTGTTGCTGGTCTATCATGCGATGGGTCCATTAGAAAGCTTTTGACTTTAGCATTTCTTGGGTCATCAAAAAACCCAATTAATCCTGTAGATAGTCTCGAAACAGCTTTTTCCTCTTCTTCATTATTTTGTAAATATGATATATGCCATATTCCGTGTAAAATTTCATGTAGCAATGTGTCTCTTACTACGGCCATTGCTGTACCACAATAAATCCTGATTAGCTTTTTTTCATTACAACAGTCACCATAGGCTTCCCTTTCCTTATGGAGTTTTTCCGACATTTCTTCGATGACATATTCATAGCCCAATACATAAGCCTTAGAAGGCAATTTCTTCGTTCTCATTATGACTGTCCCTCTTGTGAAAAAGTTCATTCAGTCGTTTAAAAATACTATTACAGGTTAAAAACGCATTATCCTTATTGCCGCAAAATATTATTTTTGTATCATACCATAATTGAAACTCAATTAAGCACTTTAATAGATATTTACCAGTAATCTTTACATGTGGCCTTAATTTTGCTGGAACTTTTGATCCTTGTGGATATTTTATCACATCCTCCATATCAAATTCACAAATCAAAAAAGAAAACTCGTAATCCTTCATCCTGTCCATTTCTGCTAAAAACGGAGTCTTCTTACGACCCAAATTCATAGCAATCTCCGATGTAGATGCTTTTCTTTCAATGCATACAACATCTTCAAAACCTTGGAGAGTATAATCACCTGTATGCAGTGTGCCCATATCCATACCCGCACACTTATCATACTCCGTGAAAGTCCACCCGTCTTTTTCTCTAGTATCCTTAATAACTCTGTATGATTGCATGATTACTTTCTAGTCACAGTCAATGTGCCACCTTCAGCCCATTTTTCATGATTTTCACGATCATCCACACGGTGATAACTTATCTCTAATTTACCAAGCGAGATTTCATCTTCATATTTACTTTTTACAATATCATAGATATCATCATGCACAATGCCCGCAATAGAAGTGGTTTGACCTACACGAGCTGAATCAATGTCTACAATTATTGAATCAAGGTCATCAATTGTTTTTTCTGTCGTTTCTGGTTCCGGTTCTGGGTCTACCTTTGGGGCTGCAAAAGGTGCCGCAAAACTAAATGGTTTTTTTTCGTCAGTCATTGGTATCTCCTTGATTAATAAGATTTAAAAGATAAGAAATGTAATGATTTTCCTTGCCGGTAATAGATTTATGACATTTGCTACATAAAGTAATACCGTTACTAACATCATAGCGTAAAGAAGAGGCGTTGGCCCATTTCATAATATGGTGAACTTGCAATCTTGCTTTTCTGCCTTTCTTTTTACACATTTTACAGGTTCTTTTGTCTCTCTTGAGTACAGCCATCCTAAATCTCTTGTATTCTGGGTCATCGTAGTTTCTTTTCATTTTTTATATCGCTATCTACCATAAGTTTAACTAATTCACTAAATGAAGTCTTAGGTTTCCAGTTTAAAACAGTATTCGCTTTAGTTGCGTCACCCTTCAGGTAATCAACCTCTGCTGGCCTATAAAACTCTGAATCTATTACCACAAAGTTACTCCAGTCGGAAATATTGATATGAGAGAAAGCAACATCTAAAAACTCTCTAATTGTATGTGTCTCTCCAGTACAGATAACATAGTCATCTGGATTATCTTGTTGCAACATTGACCACATAGCCTCAACATAGTCCCCAGCATAGCCCCAATCCCTCGAAGCATCTAAATTACCAAGGCGTAACTTAGGAAACGTAGACTTAATATCATCCGGTTGCAAATCCCAGCCCTCAATAGCAATAACATCTCCATCAGCATGAGGTTTTACTGGATATTCTGAATATTTTTTACGCCAATTTGTATATTCTCCTATCCATTTCGTTATTTTTCGTGTGACAAAGGTATCTCCTCGTCTTGGACCCTCATGATTGAACAAAATTCCAGAACTAGCATGAACCTCATAAGCCTCTCTAAACAGCCTCGTCATATAATGAGCGGCACATTTTGCAATAGCGTATGGAGATTGTGGCAAAAATTTGGTATCTTCGCGTTGACATTTCAACTCTCCAAACATATCATAGTTCGCACCAAACATCTCGGACGAACTCGCCTGATAAAATCTCGCATGAAGCCCCAAATCAACTATGCTCTGTAGAATATTTAGACACCCCTTGCCCGTAATATCCCATGTTAAGCCCGGTTGCTTGAAAGAAGTAGCCACATGCGACTGTGCAGCAAGATTATAAATCTCATCTACATCAACATTGTCGCCCAATATATTCATTACACTGAAAACATCTGTAATATCGCCCTCAATTAACTGAAAATTTTCGTTATTTTCTAAATGCCTAATTCTCTCTGTAGTATCAACACTACATCTTCTTGCTATGCCAATAACAGAATAGCCCTTATCAAGCAATAAATCTGCCAAATGACTTCCATCTTGTCCCGTAGCCCCAAAAATAATTGCCTTCATCTTATTAGTCCTACAAAAAATTTTAGTAAAGAAAAAACCAAATTACTCTTGAA